TAGATAATAGATAGTAGTTATAGTAGTTCTGAAATTCTATATACCCATTTCTACGTGATCTATACGTGTGTGTGAGGGGAAATATATCTCTAGGGCAATTTCCAGAATCCGCGCGTTTTTTCGCCGAAAACCTTACGCAGCAAGCGAATGCCGGTTCTGGAGCGTTTTCCAGAACTAGAACTGCTCTCGTGCCGCCCTCCAAGGCGCAATTTCAACGCCGTTTTTCAGATTGAGTAGTTCTCAACGTACAATTCAAGGCATTGAAAGCGGGTCAACGAGGATTCGAGATGGCGCAGCGACTTGAAGAGATCGAGCAAGCCAAGCTGGTCAAGTGGTCGCACAAGCGCGCCGTGCGCGAGCTGATGCCTGCGCTTCGTTGGCTGCATCACAGCCCGAACGGCGGCAAGCGCTCGGCTCTCATCGGTGCGCAGATGACCGCGCTCGGGACGAAGAAAGGCTTTCCCGATCTCGTGCTGCCTAAGCGCAGCTTCGGCTGGAATGGCCTCGTGATCGAGATGAAGCACGGCAAAGGCAAGGAAACGGACGAACAAGAGCAATGGCTCGCCTTCTACGTCGAGGAAGAGTGGCGCGTGCACACCTGCTATTCGGCCGAGGAAGCCCGTGCAGAGCTCTGCGAGTACTTCCGCATTGATCCGCTCGTCGCACCGCCACTCGACGCCTAGAACGGCCCGATGCGACGCCCGCGCAGACGTCCGCACAACCCCGCGCAGCTCTCGCTCTTCGGCGACGAGATGCGCGCGTCTCTGCGCTCGCGCGCGCTCAACGCCGTCAACGCGTCACTCACGTGGCAATCGGCCGAACAGATCGCCAAAAAGACCGGCATGACCTATCGCCAAACCATCGACGCACTCAACGCCCTGCACAACGAGGCGCGCGTCGCGCGGCACGGCCGTAAGTTCACGGCGCGGTGGGGCTCGCTCTCTCTCGTCAAACCTGACCCGGCTATCGCAGCCGCGCATCGCCTGGAGGACTTCTTCCGTGCAACACGAAGCAACTGAAATCGCCCGTTACGGCGATCTGATCGAAGTGACCAACCCCAAGCGCGTCGACTTCGGCAAGCGCATGCAGGTCGCAACGGCCGGCGACATCGCCGTCACCGCGCTCGACAACCGCATCCGCGTGACCATCGATCACGAGGATTACACGGTCGTGCGTCGTTGCGGACATCCCGCGACGAGCTCGGCGCCCGCGAAGGTCGTGAAGAAGGCTGTGCCGGCGCCGTACATTCCGCCCGCGATCGAGTTGAAGGCGACGAAGGTCGAGCCGACGAACCTCAGCGTGCGTATCGACAGGAACGGTTACGTGGCTGGAGTCAGCGTCGAGCCGCGCGCCACCGAAGAACCCAAGCAGGACAAGGCAGAGATCGAATCGCAGCACACGACGAGCGCCACCGACGAGGAAGTCGAAGCGCTCTGCCGCGCGTTCGATAGCGTGAAAGTGGATGCTGCAGCGCCGGCACCCATCACCCAAGAACAGATCGACGCAGCCGTCGAACACCTTCGCCCGCTCTATGGCCCCGCCGAAGAGCCCGATCCGCTCCCCGCGCTCGCCCTGCTCAGCCAGGACGAGATCGACGAAAGGACGACGAAGGACGAGACGCGCGATGACAAGGTCGATGCGCTCGCCTACGCGCCGACCTATGCGGAACTCGTCCAGTTCGACCGACAGCAGCGCGCAGAGAAGCCGTCGAGCATCCTCGACGAAGCCGCAAAGATCGTCGACGGCGATCGCGAACAGACTTACGGCGATCCGGGCAGGAACCTGCGCACCATCGCGCGCTACTGGTCCGCACACCTCTCCGCGCGTCACAGCGTAGCTGTCCGTCTCGACCCGGACGACATCGCCCTGATGATGGTCGCGCTCAAGCTCGCACGCCTCGCCAACGACACCACGCATCGCGACAGCCAGATCGACGCGTGCGGATACATGCGCCTGCTCGAGCGCGTCCAGACGGAAGGCAAGGCGTGACCGAGATGCAAGTCTTCCTCGGCTTCGTCGCGATCTTCACCCTCATCACGGGAAATCCCATTGTCGCGTTCGTCTGCGTCGTCGGGATGCTCGACGACGACGAATGAACGCATCTAACCGTCTTCAACAGGAGAAACACATGAATTCGATCCTCGCCGCAACCGCAGGCTACGACTCACCCGCTACCGCCCCACTCGCCGAAGTGCCTGCAGCCGTCTCCCGCCTCGCGACGAACGTGTCACTGCTTGAAGATCACTTCCGCGCGATCGAGCAACGCATCGAGAGCGTGCTTCTCCCCACGTCGGCGGGAAAAGGCAACAGCACGGCACCGCTGCCCCCGGCCTCTGCCGTTCCGCTCGCCGCGAACCTGCACGCACTCGCCGAACGTCTTGAGCAACTTCTGAACGCGAGCGCCAGTGTGCTCGATCGCCTGCACGTCTGAGCGGCTCGGCAACCAACCACGACAGAGGAAGGACATGAACGAACAAGCACTGCGCCTCACGCCGGAAGACATCGAAGCCGCCATCGAGAGCGAACACTACTTCTCGGCGCTCCAGGGCGCGCGCATGTCTGCGCTCGACGCGATCAACGAAACACTCGACCAGACCGGGCAACTCACGCCCGCGGCACCGATCGCGCCGCACAACCCCGAGCTCGGCCTGCTCACCTTCTGCGTGCTCGTCCTGAAGAACGGCTTCAAGGTCACAGGCGAAAGCGCGTGCGCATCGCCGTCGATCTTCGATCCCGTCAAAGGTCGCGAGTACGCGCGCGAGAAAGCACTCCAGAAGGTTTGGGAGTTCGAGGGATATCTGCTGAAGGAGAAGCTTGCCTTCGTGACGGTCGACGGACGCATCGAATAGCCCGCGCGCCCGTACCCTCGGGCGCATCTATCCAGAGGCGACCATGACCAAAATCCAACTCCTGCTCGACCGCTTGCGCATGGCCTTCTGGCTGCTCGCGGGCGTGCTCTGCTACGCGCTCTCGCTCGTCGTCGGCCCCGACAACCCCGTCATCCAGACGACGCTCTACAAGATCGGGCACGTCACCACGCTCGCGTGGATCGGCTACTGGATCTCGCGCAACGCCATCGGCCGGCTTGACCTGACATCGGACCAAGGCGACAAGCTCGGACGCGCGCTCGTCATGGGTGCGGTGATCATCGCGGGCTCGTTGGGGCTGTGATGATCCGCGACGAACTGATCGACGCCCTCGCGACGTGCATGAAGCGCCTGCTCGTGTGCGTCGTGCTCGCGATGGCGTGCGCGGCCGCGTTCGGTGCGCAGATGCCGAGCGCCGCGCTTCAGTACCGCGCGCAGATCGTGCGCGAGACAGAAGCACGCTTCGGTCTGCCCGCGCCTACGCCCGTCATCGCGGCGCAGATCATGCAAGAGAGCCAGTTCAACCCGACAGCGCGATCAGGCGTCGGCGCGAGCGGACTCATGCAGTTCATGCCGAAGACAGCCGAATGGGCCGCAGTCGCGGGACAACTCGGGCAGGCCAACCCAACGTCACCTGCCTGGGCGATTCGTGCGGGCGTCTGGTACGACCGATGGCTCTACGAGCGCGTGCGCATCGCCGACAGCGAGTGCGATCGGTGGAACTTCACCCTCTCGGCCTATAACGGCGGGCTCGGCTACGTCTACAAGCGGCAGGCAATGGCGTATCGGCCGGGCTCGTGGGCGCTCACCGGTTCGATCAATCCCGGCATCACAGCCGCGAATCAGCGCGAGAACGCCGACTACTCGAAGCGAATCCTCACGCGCTGGCAAACCATCTTCACGGATTGGGGACGCACCGTATGTCTGAACTGATCAACGACGTCGAGAGCATCGCCCGCGCGCCCGGCTTCTTCGAGCGCTATCTCGTCTTCGCGCTCGTCGCGATCGCCGCGTGCGCCATCTCCTTCGGCACGGGCTATCTCTACCGCGCGCACGTCGATGGCGTGAAGCAAGCCGCCGTCACCGCGACGATCAAGACGGCCGACAAAGTCGCCGTCGCCGCCGTCGCCGCCGCCGACACATCCACCGACAAGCGCCTGCAGACGAAGCTCAACGCCGCGAACGCACGCGCCGCATCCCTTCAACAACAGATCGAGGCCGCCCGCAATGCGAATCCTCCCGCTCCTGACTGCCGTCTGCCTGACGGGCTGCGCGACGCCCTTAGTCGTGACCTCGCCGGCCATCCCGGAGAAGTTCAAGCAGCCGTGCAGTGATTCGGTCGCGGATCCGCTTACGACCGGCGACCAGTACGACCTGTCGCGCGCGCTCACGCAATCGGTGAAGTCGTACCGCACATGCAGTGCGCAACACCAAGCCCTGATCGATGCAGTCGACACGCGCGAGCAAGTCATGCAGTCGATCACCGATCAACTCAAACGGAGCGCCCCGTGACAGGACGCACACCCAACCCCTCGACCCTATCCGCCGAAGCCCTCACCGACTATCGGCTCGGCAAGATCGAGGAAGCCGTCACAACGATGGCCGACTCAATGAAGACCTTCGTCGCGCTCGAACAGAAGCACTCCGAGACGCGCGAAGGGCTCGGCCGGGCGTTCAAGGAAGTCGAGGACATCGAGCAACGCGTGCGCACGCTCGAACTGAGCATGGCCACCGTCAAGCAATCCAGCGGATGGCTCGGGCAGTCCATCGCTATTGGCGCGACCGCCGTCGTGACCGGCGTCGTCACGATCGTCCTACCCCACGTCATGAAGTAAAGCATGACCGACGCAGCACCGATCGACACGCCTAAGCCCAAGCGTCAGCGCAACCCCACGACGCCGACGACGAAGGGCAAAACCTTCATGAAGCTCAAGCTGCCCGACGGCTTGACCGTGCAGCAGGAGGCGTACGCGCGCGCTCGCGCGTGGGGCATGTCGCAGAAGGAAGCGATCGGCGTCATCACGGGCGGTAAGAGTACCGAAGCCGGAACGGGCTGCCATTGGGAGAAGAAGCCCGAAGTCAAAAACCGCATCAACCAGCTTCGGCAGGAGATCACCGAGCGCGCGGTCGAGAAGGCCGCCGTCGATCGTGCGTGGGTGAAGCCGACGGGCGAATACAAGTTCGACTCAGCCGGCGCGAACCGCTCGCTCGAACTGATCGGCAAGGAACTCGGCATGTTCGTCGAGCGCAAGCAGATCGAGATGAACCCGCTCGGCTCCCTCTCCGACACGGAACTCGCGCGCATCGCGGCCGAACTCGCCGCGCAGACAGGCGTCATCGACGTGCAAGCGACCGTCGTGCCTCAACTGACCGGTGAGAACGTTCAGGAGCAGGGATGATCGGCGAGTCGGCCGCCGCGCACCTGGGCGCGATGCAGCCCAATCAGGCGCTCGTGGCTGTGCTCGCCGAGATCAAGCGCCGGCAGGACCGCGCGAAGCTCAACCGCTACGCCCCGTATGAGAAGCAGCGCGAGTTCCACAACGCGAGCAAGGTCTATCGCGAACGGCTTTTCATGGCTGGCAATCAGCTCGGAAAAACCCTTTCGTCAGCCTATGAAATCGCGATTCACCTGACCGGCCAGTATCCAGACTGGTGGCAAGGCAAGCGCTGGTCGCGCGCGGTCACCGGATGGGCGCTCGGCGAATCGATGGAGTCGACGCGCGACACGCTGCAACGGCTCGTGCTCGGCCGACCGGGCGAATGGGGCACCGGCGCTATCCCTGCTGACTGCATCATCGGCGAGCCCAAGCGCGCGCAAGGCGTGCCCGACTGCGTCGACATGGTGATGGTGCGCCACGTCTCAGGCGGGATCAGCCGCCTCTACTTCAAGTCGTACGAGAAAGGCCGCGCGAAGCTCCAGGGTGAAACGCTCGACTTCGCCGCGCTCGACGAAGAGCCGCCGCTCGACATCTACACCGAAGTGCTCACGCGGACGAACGCGACGAAGGGGCTCGTGTGGGTGACGTTCACGCCGCTCATGGGTATGTCGATGGTCGTGCAGCGCTTCTTGCAGGAAGAGAACCCGGACCGGACCGTCACGAAGATGACGATCTACGACGTCGACCACTACTCGGACGCGGACCGCGAGCGCATCGTCGCCTCCTACCCCGCGCACGAGCGCGAGGCGCGCGCAAAGGGTATCCCAGTGCTCGGCGACGGCGCGGTCTTCCCGGTCGAGGAAAGCAGCATCACGTGCGACCCATTCCCGCTACCCGACACGTGGCCGCGCATCTGCGGCATCGACTTCGGGTGGGATCACCCGACATCGACCGTCTGGCTCGCATGGGATCGCGACAACGACATCACCTACGTCTACGACTGCGTCAAGTTCCGAAAGCAGACGCCCAAGCAGATCGCCCCGCTCATCAAAGAACGCGGCGACTGGGTGCCTGTCGCGTGGCCGCACGACGGCCTGCAGACCGAGAAAGGCTCGGGTGTGCAGATCGCCGAGCGCTATCGCGACGAAGAAGTCTTCATGCTCCACGAGCGCGCGCAATACCCCGAGACGGGCGACGAGGAAGGCGCGAAGGTCAGCCGATCCAGCGTCGAGGCGGGCATCTTGGACATTCTCACGGCCATGCAGACGGGCAAGTTCAAGGTTTTCCGCTCGCTTAACCCGTGGTTCGAAGAGTTCCGCATGTACCACCGCAAGAACGGAAAGATCGTGAAGCTGCAGGACGACGCGATGGATGCGACGCGCTACGGCCGGATGATGCTTCGCTACGCCGCCTGCCCGCCTGCCCCACGTCAAATAGCAACCGCCCGCCGACAATACGATTGGCGTGCTGGATAAGCACGCATTCAAGGACTCCTAAGCCGATGGCAGACATCGAACTCACCGCCGCCGCTCTACCCACAGATGCGAACGACCCGTCGACGCAACTCGCCACGAGTGCGACGTCGGTTGTCGTCGGCGAGATGCCGTCCGACAAGCCCGACGCCAAGATCGAAGAGCTTGAGAACACCGCTCTGCCCGAAAGTCAGGTGCAGCAATACCTGTGGGAGATCAAGCACCAGCCCAACTGGCGTCGCGAAGCGGACACGTGCGCGGACTACTACGACGGCAACCAGCTCTCGCAGGAACTGATCGAGAAGCTCAAGGACCGCGGGCAGCCGCCGCTGATCACGAACCTGATCAAGCCGACCGTCGACACCGTGCTCGGCATGGAAGCGAAGACGCGCACCGACTGGATCGTGCGGCCGGAAGACGACACCGACAGCAACAGCGACGTCGCCGAGGCGCTCTCGCTCAAGCTCAAGCACTCGGAAACCGAATCGCGCGCCGATCGCGCCTGTTCCGACGCCTATGCCGGCCAGATCAAGGCTGGGCTCGGGTGGGTCGAAGTCGCGCGCGAGTCGGATCCGCTCAAGTATCCCTATCGCGTGCAGTACGTGCATCGCCGCGAGATCTTTTGGGACTGGCGAGCCGAGCGCTACGACCTGTCGGACGCGCGCTATCTGATTCGCCGCCGATGGCTCGAACTGGATCACGCAATCGCGATGATGCCGCAGTACGCCGACCTGTTCCGCGCGACGACGTGCGGCTGGGCAGGCTTCGATCCGCTGCTCGAACAGAACACGCAGCTTTACCAGTCGTTTGTGCTTGAGCGCGACACGCGCATCGAGGCGGTCGACTGGCGCGACATCCAGCGCGAACGGCTCTGTCTGTACGAAATCTGGTATCGCCGGTGGGTGCGTGGCTTCGTCATCACGCTGCCCAACGGCAAGACGGTCGAATGCAACTTCGACGACACCACGCACTGCCAAGCCGTACTCCAAGGCGCACCAGTGCGCATGGCGACGTTCCAGAAGGTGCGCCTCGCATGGTATTGCGGCCCGCACTTCCTCTACGACATCCCGAGCCCGTACGAGCACAGCTACTTCCCGTACGTGCCGTTCTTCGGCTATCGCGAAGATCTGACGCAAGTGCCCTACGGCCTCGTGCGCTCGATGATCAGCCCGCAGGACGAGATCAACGCGCGTAAGTCGAAAGCGCTGTGGCTGCTCAACAGCCGCCGTGTGATCGCCGATAGCGATGCGGTCGAAGACCACAATCAGGCGATGGAAGAAGTCGCGCGACCCGACGCGTACATCATCCTCGACGCCAAGCGCCGGCCGGGCTCGAAGTTCGAAGTCTCGACCGACGCGCAGCTTTCCTCGCAGCAGTTCAGCGCAATGCAGGAGAGCAAGCAGGAAATCGAAGAAGCGTCGGGCGTGCACAAGGTCATGCAGGGCCAGCAGTCGGGCGCATCGTCGGGCCTCGCGATCAACTCGCTCGTCGAGCAGGGTTTGAACACCCTCGCCGAGATCAATGACAACTATCGGCACGCGCGCCGGCTTGTGGGCGAGCAGCTTTTCTTGCTCCTGCAGGCCGACATGAAGGGCAAGCCGACGAAAGTCACCATCGGCGAAGGCCAGCAAAAGCGCGTCATCGTGCTCAATGCGCAGGTGCAAGACCCGCAGACGGGTCAGGTCGTGCCGCAGAACGACATCTCCGCAATCAGCCCGAAGGTCGTTCTCGACGACATCCCGAGCACGCCGACGTTCCGCCTGCAGCAGCTTCAGATGCTCACGGAAATCACCAAATCGCTGCCGCCGAACCTGCAGGGCATGGTCATCGACTTCGTTGTCGCCGCGACGGATCTGCCGAACCGTCAAGAGATCGTCGACCGCCTGCGCGGCGCGCTCGGCATCAAGACGCCGCAGGAGCAACAACAGGCGCAACAGGCGCAACAGCAAGAGCAAGCCGCGCAAGCTAAGGTCGCGCAGCAAATGACCGTGCTCACCGCAGCAGAAAAGGCCGCGAACATCCGCGCGATCAACGCGAAAGCATCGCTCGACGAGACGGCCGCGCACGTTCAGCACGCGCAGACCGTGCTCACGCCTCCGGGCGTGCCGCTCGGGCCGCCTCCGCAACAGGCGAACGACGGCGCCTTCCCGAACATGCCGCGCCTCGCCGCAGCCAATAACGCACCGCCCCCTGGAGTTTGAACGTGACGATTACTGCATCCAACCCATTCCGCGGCAAGAAGTTCGAGCTCGACGGCCCGTTTCATAAGGCCGTCGCTGTCACGCCCGATGACGCGAACGATCTGGCGCTCGTGTGCCGTGGCGTCGTCGTCACGCAGGCAGGCGTGCTCAAGTGCACGTTCATGGACGACACGACGCCCGTCTCCGTGCCCGTGCAACCGGGCTTCACGTACTTTTTCATGCTCTCGCGCATCTTCGCGACGGGCACGACTTGCGGCGCAGTCGTCGCGCTGTACTGATCGAGAGGCATCCACGTGACCGTAACGAACGCTCTGACCGAGCCGCTAATCGAGTTCAACGACCAAGACCCGGCGCGACTGTCGGAGTTGCCGCCGCAGCACCCGCTCGTCGCAGCCGTGCGCGCGATCGCCGCGACCGTGCTTCCTCAGGACGTTGCAACAACGGTCACGCAGGCCGCAACGCTCGCGAACCAGACGTTGGAAGCGGCTGCACAGCAGGCGTCGCTCGCGGTCACGTTGAACCAGACGGCCGGCGCGATTCTCCAGTCGGCGCAGGGGATTTTCGGGCCGAAGATCGCCTACTCGTTCACGGCGGCGGCAGGCCAAACGGTCTGGAATGCGCCGAACGGCGTCACGTGGCTGCCGGGCGCGATCGACGTCTTCGTCAATGGCATCCGGTGGAACCGCACGGAGTCGTGGGACGACTCGACCGGCAAGTCGGTCAGCTTCGTGAACGCCCTGCCGATGGGGTACGCGGTCACGGTCCTCGTCGGCGCGTCGGTCGTGTTCCCGGTTATCGGCATCTCGAACGTGCAGCTCGCACTCGCGACGCCGGGCAATGGCGCGGACACGGTCGGCTTCACGGGCGCGAACGGCATCGCGACCACCGTCAGCGCCCTCGCATCGAGCGCGGGCAACAAGGGCGCGAACCTGATCGCCTACGGCTCGAACACGCTCGGGCAGGTCATCGATCCGGCAAACCAGTCGGACGCTACGACGCTCACAGGCTCGGAGTACTCCGTCATCAAGCAGGCGGGCGGGTTCGTACGTACGACGCTCGCAAATATCGTCGCGCTCGCGCAAGCGCCGTTCGTGAAAGCGAACTCGACGGACGCGGGCGCGCTGACCGGCGCGGAAGTTGTGCCGATGTCGCGCGGCACCGGCTTGCTGCAGACGACGATCGCGAATGTCGCAAGTTGGACCCTTGGCACCTTCCTCTCCTTTACACAGACTGGAACGGGCGCAGTCCTGCGCGCGATTCTTGGCAAACTGCTTGACTTGCCTGTCACGGCGCAAGACTTCGGCGCCAAGGGGGATGGTGTAACGGATGACACCGCCGCGATTCAGGCGGCGCTCAACACTGGCCGATCCGTCTACCTGCCCGCCGCGACATACATCATCACGGCGGCGCTCTACTTTGCAAACGACGGCCAGACCCTATTCGGCGATGGCAAAGACAATAAGACCATCATCAAGAACGCGGCGAACGCGAACCGCCTGTTCCAGTATTCGACAGGTACGGGTGCCGTCTATCGTCGCCGATGCGGGATTCGCGCTCTGAGTTTCGTCGGGAATGCGGCAACCACCGAAGGCGTCGCCCTACGCGGTACTGTCGACGACGGCCTGACTGGCGACGCGGACAAATCGAACTGGATGCGCGACGTCCGCATCACGGGCGTGGGCGCAGGCTTCGCGCTGCGCGTCGCACCGTGGGCCAACAATTTCTACGACGTCGAACTGTACGGCAACTATCAGGGCTTGAAGCTCGGCTCGCAATGCAATGCTTGCGGGTTCTTCGGGATCTACATCTCGAACTGCACGGCCGAAGGCATTTCGGCCCCGACGGGCGGTGCGGTTCCGGGAAGCATCAGCTTCGTGAACGCCACTGTCCAATATTGCGGCGGCACGAACTACGCGATCGACATCCAGAACGGCTACAACGTCAGTTTCGACGGCCTGTATATCGAAGGAAACACGGCGCCTACCGGCGTTGTGGGCGTGAATGGCAACGCGAAAAGCGTCATGCTCCGCAATGTGTTCCACAATCTAGCGACCGGAACATCGGGAATCCCGATCATCACGACCAGCATCAAGAACTGCGTCGTTGACGGCATCTTCAATGCTGGCGGGGCACTGGCTAGTTTCG